TTTATTTTTGGGATGTGAAAAAGAAGAACACATACACCCACTTGAACCTACATTTGAATTAGAACTTAATGGTAACAGTGTAGACCCATTTGAATTTTACAGAGTAGTAAGCACTTATGGAGGTATAAAAGAAGAAAATGGGGTTATAACTAAACTTTTTGTTCTATATCTTCAAAGAGATGAAGGAGATCCAAGATTAGATGTTGAGCATTTTGCAGTAATATTGAAAGATATTGATGGTTTAGATAATGGGCAATTATTAGATATAGGTCTGTATCAAAACCCAATTGTAGATTCAAAATCAACCCAATTAGAAATTCCAGGAGATCAAGATTACATAGTATATGCAAATACTACAGTTGCTGATGTACATGATGGTCTTATATGTTTAGAGGCTGAAGGTGAATTTTGGAACCCTTATCAACAAGCATTTTATACAGTAAAAGCAAAATTAGAAAACTACCCAATAGGACAAGATGTTACTTCAACACCTTACGCCTATTTACTAAATTAAAAAAAATGGCAAAACAATTAAGTGAAGATACTAAAATAACACTAGACCTAAAAACAATAGGTTTATTAGTAGTAGGTCTATCTTCTTTAATAGGTATGTGGTTTGCCTTACAAGCTGACATTGAGGAAGCTAAAGGACTACCAGAACCAGAAATACAAAGGATTGAATTCCAAATGAAAGATGAAGCTATTAGAGACGCTATCATCAATACACAAGGTGATGTAGAAGAAATAAAGGAGCAGTTAAAGAAAATTGACGAGCGTCTTTACGAACTACAAATGAGAAAATAAAAATATGAAAAAGTTACTATTAATTATACTGTTATTCATTAGTTTTAATAGTTTTTCTCAAACTGTCATTACTGACGATAATTTTGAAAAAACAATTGAAGGTAGATCCGCATTTCAAGATGATGGGATTACAATAGTAGTAGTAGAATTTTGGGCTTCTTTTAATGATGCTAACTCATTTTCTGAATGGGACAAACTTAAAGGGATTAAATATTACAGATGTGATATAGCAAAATCACCAAAATCTAAAAAAAATTATAAAGTACGAACCATACCTCATATTATTATATTTAAAGAGGGATATGACGAGCATCACTTTAAAGCAGGCCTAGATTTCTCAATAAAACAATCAGTTGAAGAAATACAAGAAGTGATTAATAATTTAAAAAAAGAAAGTAAATTTTAAAAAATAAAGATTATGGGATTATTTAAGAGTATTAAAAAAGGAGTAAAAAAAGCTTCCAAAACTGTAGAAAAGACAGCTAACAATGCGGCTAATACAGTTGTAGATACAACTACCACAGTTGTAAAAGAAACAACAAAAGCAGCTAATACGGTTGCCAAAGAAACAACAAAAGCAGCTAACACAGTCGCTAAAACCACTACAAATGTTTATACTGATTCTAAAAAAGCAGTAAAACAAACAGCCAATGTGGTTGCTAAAAATACTGAAGAAGCAGCAAAACAAGGATTGGATGTAGCATCTGACACTTGGAAAGAAGGCAGTAAACAAGCAATTGATTTTGCTAAAGATGGTTTAGAAGTAATCGAAGATGTAGCCGAAGATATTAAAGACGCAGCAGAAGATGCAGCTGAGTGGTTGGATGAAAATGCTTGTTATATAGGATTAAATATGGCATTAACAACAGGATGTGTTGCTTATTTTACTCCAAAACCTGCACCAGCAGATCCAGGAACAGTTACTTCTACAACTATAAGTGGAACAATGATAGCAGCAATGGCAACATTAGGTCAAAAAGCCGCAATAATGTTAGTATCAAAAGAAGTAGGTAAACTTTTGGCAGATGGTATATTCTTAATACCAGGTGTAAAAGGTAAATGTAATAAAGAACTACTTACAAAAGTACTTACAAATGTAGTGGGTAAGGCAAATCCAATATATGCAACAGCAGCATTATCAACCCCAGCAGGAGTAGGTTTGTTTGTAGGCTCAGTAGTATCACCTATTGTGGCTACCTTAATATGTGAAGGAGTAGTACCAAATGGATTTTCAAAATTAGATTATTAAAAATAAATTATGGCTTACACAAGAGAAAAAGTTAAAGCAACAGTAGAACATTTAGGTTTTACTTGGTTCGAAGGAGGAGACTATAATCTAAATATAGTAGGAGTTAGAAATTCAGCTACTAATCAAGAAGTTACTAACAAATTTGATGATTTATTAACAGTCTCATATTCAGTTGGAGATGAGATGATGTATCATGAATTTACTGCAACTTGTGATCCTGGATTACATTGGGAACAAAACTTATTAAACCCAGATGGAGTTGCTATATTAGTCCCGGGTCAATATAGAGGCTCACACCAAATAGGGTTACATCAAGGTAAATATGAAGCTTTAAGACAAGTAAAACCTGTCAAAGTTTTTAGAGATAATAACCGAGATGGTAGATATGATATGGATGAAAATAGAATATTTGAAGGTATTTTTGGAATTAATATCCATAGAGCTACTAAATGGGAAGGAGCAATTTCATCCCAAATAGACAGATGGTCAGCTGGTTGTCAAGTAATTGCAGCAAATAATGATTTTACTTTATTTATGGAGCTTTGTAATAATGCTAAAAACCTATATGGTAATTCATTTACATATACTTTAATAGAAAGTGGAGATATAAATTATCAAGAATCTTTAGAACCTCATAAACAATAGTTGTAAGATGAAAACAACACAAGCAATTATAGCCTTTACAAGTATGTCAATAGGATTTATATGTTCCTACTTTATGGAACTCACAATGCAAAATGCAGAACAATACTTAGCAATTACTACTTTAGTATTTGCTGATGGGTTTTTTGGTATAATTGCTGGAATTAAAAGAGAAGGATTTAAAACTTATAAAGCAATTAAGATTTTAAGAACCCTTATTTTTTGGGTTGTTATGTTAACTTTAATACTAGTTATAGAAAAAAGTATCCCTGGAGCAGGATGGTTAAGTGAAACTGTCTTAATGCCCCTAGTAATATTCCAATTAATTAGTACTGTTAAAAATGCATCTATGGCTGGGTTTATTAAAGCTGATGTTTTAAACCAGATTCTAGACCGTGTAGATAAACACAAAGGCCTTAGAAAATAGCGTGGTTTAGTCCACTTTTCTTACCATATTTATAACCATGTATAGATACAACGCAAAATTAGATAGGGTTGTTGACGGGGATACTGTCGATGCTCTAGTAGATTTAGGATTTGATACTTGGAAAAAGGTAAGAATTCGAATGATGGGTATGAATGCCCCTGAATCTCGTACTCGGGATTTAGAAGAAAAGAAATTAGGACTAGCAGCAAAAGCAAGATTAATTGAATTATTAGAAGATGGTAATTTCATCTTACAATCCCATGGGGTTGGAAAATATGGTAGATGTTTAGGTACTATATTCATAAAAGATATTGATATAAATAAAACTTTAATAAATGAAGGACATGCAACAGAATACTATGGGGGTGCTAGGTAAAATAAAACAAGGAATGTTTCCTTTTCTTATTGCCTTTTCTGCTCTATCCGTTAGCACATCAGCGGCATTTTACTCAGTTAGTGGTCTTAGTAAACTCTTTGCGGGTGCATCTTTAGAGGTTATTATCATGGCGGGTTCACTTGAATTTGCTAAATTAGTAACAGCTTCACTATTGTATCAATATTGGGATACAATTAATAAAACCTTACGAACTTATTTATCTATAGCTACCGTTATATTAGTATTAATTACTAGTATGGGTATTTATGGGTTTCTATCAGCTGCATATCAAGAAACATATTCAAAACTATCAGCAGTAGAAAACCAAAAAGGTTTTATTCAACAAAAAATTGACTTTTATCAAAATGATGTAACACGATATGATACGCAAATTGAAAGAATTTCTAGTAATATTAGTACTTTATCTAATGCAAAAGCTTCGACCATCCAAGTACGAGACACCTCGGTATCTGGGGGCTTTAGACAAACCATATCCACAACTGAGCTTAGAATGGCACAGAATCGTATTAACATTGAAGAGGAGAATCGTAAACTGGCGCAACAAAAACGAATAGTAGCATCAGATAGTCTCCAAAAATTTCAACTGCAAGTATTGGAACTTGACAATAACACCGAGATAGCTGGTGAGTTAGGACCATTGCAGTATCTATCGAGTTTGACGGGTTATTCTATGGATAAAATCATAAATATACTATTACTTATTATAATTTTTGTGTTTGATCCTTTAGCAATTTCCCTAGTAATTGCTTCTAACTTTGCATTTGAAAAAGCATACCCAAAAAAAAATTATAAAGAAAATTTATATGGGGAAAAAGTTGAAGATAAATTCTCAGAATGGGATGATTTAGATGATGATGGATACCCTTTACCAAATAGAGATTTAACTAAAGCCGCTATGGAATTTGAAGTTAAGGATGCTGAGGAAATCACCACCCAAGATGAGTTTATGGAAAATTTAGATAGACTTGAAAAAATTAAAGATTGGGAAGCGGCTGAAAAAAGAATGGAAATCATAGGTCAAAATGGGAACGATGGAGAACACTATTCAGAATATGACGTAAATAAAGATGGGGTAATTGATAATGAGGAAAAAGAAAATATTAAAATAACAATCCAAAATTTAAACAAACAACTAAATCAATCTCTTTCAGGATGGAGGCAAAATAAAATTAAGGAAGAAATAAGAAAATTAGAATCATTTTTAGATAATGATGATGAAACTATAATATATTAAATAAAGTAAAGTATGGGTTCAAAAGAGATTTTAAAAATAGCAAATGAAATTTACCCTAAAGTAAGAGATTACTATGGGGAGGGTAAAAAAAACTACCCACTAATTGAAGTCCATAGAAATATATTTGCCCGATTAAGTGGAGAACCCGATATGGAAGGTGATGATCCGGCCGAAGCTGAATTTGATAGAAAAGAGAATAAATTATTTCTATACTCAGACTATGTAAAC